TTGCTAATGGTTAAATAAAGCATCGTCCCCTGAACTGACTTGCCTCACTTAAGCCTAGCGCAGCGCGTGCAAAGCGTGGCTACGCCAACTCTTATAAATGGCTGCTCCGCGCTCGCGCTCGGCCGCTCGGCCCGCCCGGCCCGGCCCGGGACATCGGAAGTTACAGGTTGTGCCGGCCAGTATTACCCGGCACTTCCGTCACGGTCACGCGCCGTTCACTGAACGCGCTTCGCCGAATGCCGACAATGTCGGCCCACTGTCGGCCCACAACTCGAACTCATTAATTTGCAGCATGCCTCGAGTTCAACACTTAGCCAAGCGATGGGTCTTCACCGACAATAATCCCCCCGCCACTTGGGACGACGACTGGACCACCCTTACTCTGGAGGACCCCGATGTCCAGTACTCTGCTTGGCAGCACGAAGTTGGAGAGTCTGGTACCCCCCACATCCAAGGCCTCGTGATCTTCGAAGATCGGATGACCCTCCCCAAGGTCCGCGCCTACCTACCAACCGCCCACTGGGAAGTCATGCGTGGAACCCTCAAGCAGGCCCTCGACTACGTCCACAAGGTGGAAAGTCGCGCCCCCGGATTCGAACCCCAGGAGCTGGGTATCCTCGAAGTATGTAGTCACTGCGGTGCACCAACTGATTAATAAAGGATCGTCAGGGAAAACGCTCCGACTTACTTGAGATCAAGCGTAAGCTTGACGAAGGGATCTCCGAGAAGGACTTGGCTGATCAGCACTTTGGCGCTTGGGTTCGCTACAACCGCGCCTTTGGCGAATACAAGAGGATTCGCACCGACCCCAGGGACTTTAAGACCGAAGTCCAGGTCATCGTTGGCCCTACTGGTACAGGGAAGAGTACCTACGCCGCTGCTCAGGAGGACCCCTACTTCAAGCAGAACTCTGGCTGGTGGGATGGCTACGACGGCCAAACTACTGTGGTACTTGATGACTTCTATGGATGGCTTAAGTATGACGACATGCTTAGGCTTATGGATCGATACCCCCTCTTAGTCCAGACCAAAGGTGGTCAGAGGCAGTTCTTAGCCAGGAAACTCTTGATTACCTCGAACAGCTTGCCGAGGTCCTGGTACTCGAAAATCTACGAAGTCCAGAAGAATGCCCTCCCTGCATTTATCAGGAGGGTCGACAAGTGGATATTTATGGGAACTCATCTATCCATTGCTACGAGCAGCTATGAGCAGTTCCTGGAACGCCTTGATACCCTTGCACCGTCACAACTTGAATAAACTTGAAAATCATTAATGTTGTTTGAGACTGCTGAGCAAGTCCTCCAATGGCTAAACGAGCACGCGGACGCTATAGAAAGTCTAATCGACGAGTTCTTCGACGACGAGGCTTCGGACGTCGACGACCCCTCTACCGACGAAGAGGAGGGAGAAGCTCTAGACCCTCCCGAATGGTACGACGATCTGTTGGACAGCCAGACACAGCCTTTGTGAAGCTCAAGTACGTTGACGTCATCCGACGCAACGATAATACTACGACCCCTGGTACCTTCTTCGATAATTACAGAGGGAACTCTATCTATGATCCGCGCTACAATGTTGGGGGTACCTCTGCTCAGATGCTCTCTTGGTATGGGCAGACTTACGACAAGTACGTTGTTCTTGGGGCTAAGATTAGGATCACGTTCATCAACGACACGGACTCAAGCGCGCGAACAGTTGGAGTTGTGGCTTATACCAACTCTTCTAATCTCTCCCAATCGGCTGATGCGAATCAACTCCTTACCCAACCTTACTGCAGATGGAGGCTACTTGGACCCACTCAGTCATCCCGATCAGTCACTACTGTGAATATGTACATGAGTACCCAGAAGATCTTCGGCAAGAAAATTGTCGATCAAGAGGAATACTCAGCAGCTATCTTGGGATCTCCAGCGAACGACTACACTTGGTACTTCGCCCTCTTCGGTACCAACAGCTTGGGATCAGACCCCTTCCAGATCACCTATCAGACAGCGATCACCTACTATGTCAAGTTCTACGATAGGAACAACTACATTGCTAATGGTTAAATAAAGCATCGTCCCCTGAACTGACTTGCCTCACTTAAGCCTAGCGCAGCGCGTGCAAAGCGTGGCTACGCCAACTCTTATAAATGGCTGCTCCGCGCTCGCGCTCG